AATGTTTGACTATTTACTTGAAATTCTAACTGTCCACCACGAATAGGATAATCTAAATTACCAGTTGATCCTGGCCTAAACATAGGTCTAAACGTACCAGTTGCATTAGGAGTATCTGGCATTATAGTTTGAATATAAGGAAGTCCTGATGAACCATATCCTGGTTGATCATTACCGAACCTTAGATTCTTTAGATTAGTTTTTAAATCTATTAATGGCATTTTAATTCATTTTTTCTACTAAACGCAACCACTTTATTGAATGTTACCTGTTTTTATATCTGCTTTAGGATTTCTCTGCATTCTTAATTCTGCTTTTCTAGCATGATCATCTAGAACTGCTTGCACGGTTAAATTAATAGCTTGAGGTGATCCTCCGCCTGCTGCTGATGTAGAAGTTCCAGCAGCGCCTGTTCCCATATTAGCACCTACTTGTGAATTAGCTACAGCACCACCTATTGATACTCCTCCTAAACTATTAGCATAAGATCTTATAGTATTTGGTATAGCATTATCTATATCTACATTTCCAAGAGAAAATATATTTCCAACTACATCTGCAACATCAACAATTGCTGCTACTGCTTTAAGTATGATAGAAATAAATCCAGTTATTTTATTTATGATACCTGTTAAGAAATTAGGATCAGCCAATTTATTTAGGAATGTATCTAAAAATGATTTAAATTGTTCACTACTTAATAGAGAAGCAAAACTCTGTCTAATCTTCTCCATAAAAGAAGCAATTTTTTCTGTAGCTGTAGAGCTTAAAAAATATTGTGCTTGCTCTTCACTTAATTTAGATACAAAGTCAGATTGTAGAGTTCCTGCTTTTTCCATTTGAGAAATTCTCTCTTTAAATGTCTTTAAATCAGTTGCTCCTGCAGCTGCAAAAAACTCTTGTTGACGAAGCATATCAGCTATTTCGTCACGACTCATTCCTAAAGCTTTTGAATAAGATTCTTGAGCGATCCTATTCATGTTTATAAACTCTTCAGATGAACCTAATTGCTTATTTAGTTCAATAGCTAATCCTGTTAAATCGTTATCTAAAGCTAACTGTCTAGCTTTACCTAGATTAATATCTTTGCCTGTTAATAGTTGTGCTTCAAATTCTGCTGCAATTGATGATTCAAAATCTAATAGGCCAGAAGCAATACTATCTAATTTTTGAAAGTCTATACCTAATGCTTTAGTAATAGCTAAAGACTTAGTTAACTTTTCTGGGTACTTAGCAAATGTTAATCCTATAACACCACTTAATTGAGATACCTTAGATATAATATCTTGAACTCTTAAATTAACTCCTACGCTTCTTCTAACAGCTTCAACTTGACCTGTTATAGTTTTGAATATCTGTGTTTGTCTAGTATTAGCTATTAGAGCAACTTGTGCTAATTGCTTTCTTGTATCTAATTCAAGACCTACTTGTTCTTGTAGTTGTATATTATCTTGAAGTATTTCATTACTTAAAATATTATTTATACCTAATTCCTTACTTAACTCTAGTTGAGAATTTGTTAATTTTTCAGCAGTTACAAAAGCTAATCCTGAATTTCTGGCTATTTGTTCAAATTGAGTATTAATAGCTTTAGCTTCTGAAAAAGATAATCCTAAATTTCTTGCAAACTCTTGTATCTTAGATGTTGCACCTGTGGCAAAATCCATTATATTAGCAAAAGCATCTACTAAACCTCCTATAAGACCTCCTACAATAGGTATTTCTTTAATAATATTGGTAAAAGGAGAAACAAAATTAGCAAAAGGTCCACCTGTTCCTGTTAAAGAATCTAAACCTTGTTTTGCTAAATTTAGTCCACTTTTTATACCTGAGTATATAGCGGTTATATAAGTAAGCGGGGATTTGACTGCTTCTGTAAAAGCATCTTTTGCTACTTTACCTAATATCTGTACTTTATCTATAAAACCAAACTTCTTTCCTTCTTCATTAAGTTTCCTAGCCTTCCTAGACATTTCTTCATAATATTCAGTACCCACTCCTAACTTGTCTGCAAAGTTTTTTAATAGCTTACCTTCTATTCCTAGAGACGCACTTAATTTTTTTTCTACATCTAATTGTTTTTCTGCTTCTTGAGTTCTTTTTTTAGCTAATTCTAAAGATTGTTCAGATAAAAATAATTGCATTATTGAATGATCTTCAGATGCTTCTATTAATGCTAATAACTCTTGATTATAATCTCTTTTTTTTCCTAATTCTTTTCCTTGTTCTACTGAAAGTCTTGCTTCTTCTTTAAAATTTTTTAATTGATCTATTTTACTCTCCCCTACTTCTCTTTCTATTTCTTCAAATTGTTTTCTCTTAATAAACTCTTTATCTACTAAAGTATTTAAATCTCTTTGAACTGCTTTTACATCTATTGCTCCACTAGATATTCTTTCTAATCTAGCTTGTATTTTTTCATAAGATGTCTCTGTTTTTTTAAGTTCCCTTAAAGTGTCTCTTAAGACACCTGAAAGGTCCTCTTGATCATCTATTATATTTTTTAAGTAACTTCTTACTTTTGATGGATCTAAGTTACCTCCTGGGGTTTGTCCTGTATTTTGAGTATTGTCAGCCATGTATTAGTATTACCTACAGATAAATATTTACTTTTTGTTTTTTACTTTAGAAACAAAAGTAGGTTCTTCTAATTTAGACTTAACTATATCTGGGATCTTGAATTTACTCATATCTGTCTTTTCGGTAACTTGTTTACGGTCCTTATTTCTGATCTCTTCCACCTTTTCAAGGTATTCAGTTATCTTCTTAAGGTTAAATCTTCTTTTAGGAACATCCATATTCCAAACCTCAGAATACGTAAAGCCGCCACCTCCGTGATAGGTGAGTTCAAAAACCTCGGTCATGAATGCCGACCTGTAGTCGGCACTAGGGAAAAAAGAACTCTGCAGTCATAGGAAGATCTATATTGATCTCTTGACCATCTTTAAGAGTAAAGCTAATTGACATGTCGATGTCAGGTGTAATAGTTTCGATATATTTACGAAGGTCTTTTGAATCCATTGCAAGAAGGTATCCTTGATCAATAAAATCTCTTACGGCTTTAGTTGAATACTCTCCGTTGATAGCAATAATCTGATGTTTAAGTCTTGTTGAAATAGTGCCGGCTTCTACACCGAGGTTCTTCTTTACACCTTTTATTTCTTCGTCAATCTTTCTATCATCAGCTACAGTCAATAGTTTGAAAGCTACTGTATTTCCTGATTTAGGAAGTTTAAATTCAAATTCGTTTTTATTGTTGAATTTAGACCAGTCTAGTTCTTTATACTTTAGATTTTGTAGATCAATCTCTACTTTCTCTTCTTCTCCCGTACTAGGATTTTTGTAGCTAAAAGAATAGTCTTTACCATAAGACAAGATTCTAGCCGCGATCAGTAAGCCATTCCTGTCACCCAAGGTTAGGTCTTCGTAATTGATTGGTGATTTTATTAGGCTCTTGAGCATCTTCTCAATGGCGAGTCCCTGGCGAAGCAGGTTAACGTTTGTGAGGATGTCTTCCTCTTTTGCCGTCATATACTTCATTTCAACTTGGCCTGATGATAGTGCGTTTTCTTTTGGATATAAAAGACCTTTACTTGGTAGGTCGATAACTTCTGTTGGTACTGTAAACTTTTGTTCAGACATAAACTGTGTATTTTATATATAAATATAAGAATAAAAAGTTTTATAAAATAAAAAAAGCCTCTAGTGATAGAGGCCTTTCTTTTAAGTATGTTGTTATATCAGTAATTTAATACACAGTAATCCATTCCGATAGACAAAGTCAATTCAGTTGGATCAGATGTTGACCAATCATAGTTTCCAAAAGTAGCTTCTTTAATGAAAGCACCTTTAACGATCCACTCACTTACAATATCACCTACTGGACCTAAGATAGACAAGTTAAGATCTTTCTTATAGAAGTCAGAATAACCATCACGTCCAGTTACTGATTCATGGTGAAGACGCACCCATTCCATTACGGCTTGTTGACCTGAAGGAGATACTGGGTTGTAAAGTGCTAAAGTCATATCTCTCCATTCAGCTTTACCTTTGATCTTACGATAAACGTTGATGTGGTCGAGTTTGATCTCATTTAAAGTTACACCTGGGGCGTCTGCCTTCTTAATCATATAAGAAGGAATACCATCAATGTACATCACAAATCTGTTTGATACTGTAGGTTCAAACGCGGTGAACATTATTTCATT